GGCATTAGTAAGCTGTACTGCTGGAGTTGTAGGAATTGTTGGGGTTGGTGTAGTATTTGTATTTGAAATCAATCCTGAAGATACTACAGCATTAGAGTTTGTTGGCCAGTTAATATACTGGTTATCTGAAACAAGAATAATCTTGGCCCAATTCTTACTTGGATTAAAGTTCCATGTTGTAGTAAATGACGGGTTAACAAAAGATGAATCAATTACATTTCCGTCGCCATCTAGAATATTAATATAAGTAACATTAGTTGGAGCACCGTTAGTAAAATCAAGGCTATATAGACCAGCATTTACAAGCATACCTACGTTTAGAATAAATATACGTTGCTTTGTTACTGCTGATGCTGATGGTGCCTTGAACGTCAAGTTACCGCCTAGGGCGGGCAAGGAGTTCTTAGATACTAAATCTAGTGTTACTGCCATTTTTTACTCCTTCTTAAGCTCGGTTTACCCAGTCTTGAGTTTCTTCGTCCCATGTTTTTGTAAGCATGTCTGGATTTGCGCCTTTTGGAGACTCCCATTCAAACTCTGAGTTTAAAACCCATGACTCAAATGGTTTTGCTTTAATAAATTTATCATTAAGTTCATCATATGTGCCTTCCATAAATGGAACGCCTCTTTCTTCTGTTGCCTTAACATAATAACCTTCTAGATTAATTGACGTCTCGTCCAGCCGCACCAATCTGACCACTAGAGTTACTATGTCCGTTTATTGTGTTTTGTCCACCTGCACCGTAAGGTGATCCTGACCACCCTGATCCAGCGCTGTCATTTGGTGCAACCCCATAACCACCAGGTCCGTACATCACTGATGAGCCAGATAAGTCTGTGTATACTCCTGGACCTCCATTTCCTCCACTACCGTCTCCTCCAGGGGTTCCTGCTGCGCCCGCTCCGCCACCACCGCCACCACGTCGATTAGTTCCTGTTGATGATGATATTGTTCCACCTCCAGCAAACCCTCCGTAAAATGCTGGTGGAAGTAAACCAGCTGTTCCAAGTCCACTAGATGCTGATTGAACTGAACCTTGACCACCACTTACTTGACCTCCTGGGTTTCCTGCTCCTCCGCCATTTCCTCCATTGCCTCCAGGGTTGTTATTCCAGGCTCCGCCGTAGCCGCCTCCTAGAGCATAAAAATTTCCAAATAACGTTGTTCCACCATTAGAGCCAATATTGTTAGATCCTGAATTTGGTCCACCTGCGCCAATTGTAACTTGAATTGGAACTGGTGGTTGAATTCCAGTTAGCTTTACACCATTTCCTCCGCCGCCACCGCCGCCACCGCCGTGTGCTCCTCCGTGTCCAGCACCTGCGGATCCTCCGCCGCCAACTAATAGAACGTTTACTAAGCTTAATCCATTTGATGGAACTGAATATGATTGAGTAGTTGTTAGTGTAGCAGTTGCGCCCGTAACTAATGATGAATAAGGAAAGTCTGCATTTCCTTGTGCAAATGCAGTTGTATCTTTTGTTTTTACTTTATACAAAGAGACTAGGTCTCCACCTACTCCAATAATATTAACTGATGTAAATGCGTGTGAAACAGCTCCCATTTTATTTAAAGGAATTCCTGTTGTTGCTCCAGAACCTACAAAATATGCATATCCATTTTCCTGATTAGCAGAATAAATTGCATAATTTCCTGATGTTCCGCCTTGAGCCCAAGACCGTGAAAAAGTTGAAAGAAAAATTGAACCTATAAAGTTCATTGATGGGATTCCGCCGCCTCCGCCTGATGCGGCTGGTATAGCGTTAAAGCCTGCCATTATGCATCTACCTCCGAACCAAATAGGTTGAATGCAATTGCTGTTGATGCTCCATAAACTTCTACGATATCTCCTGTACCTAGGGTCATTGAAAGTTGAAGGGCTTGTGATATTCCACCAGCTGCTGCTGTGTCATATACAAGAATTTGCTTATTGTCTGCGGCTGCTCCTGCTACTCTCACTCTTACTCTATACAGAATGTCATCTGATGTAAGGTTTGCTACTGTAAGTGATGAGCAGATTGCTTGCTTTCCTGATGGAACAGCGTAAATCTGTGTGTATGTTGCATTTGCTGATGGAACTACTTGTCCCAAGACCTTGTAATTAATTGCCATTTTATATCATGCTCCCTATAAATAGTACGTTGAAATTAGCAGATGCTGCGTTAATCTGATTCATCGTACTTGTCCCAAGTGTTGTAATGTTGCTAATTGCTGTTGCTCTTTCTGCTACTACATCTGCTACTGCTCCGACTCTTGCTGTTTCCATCGATGCAAGAGAGGCAACTTTTTTTGTTTCAAGATCTGCAATTTTATCTGCAGTTGCTGAAACAATGTCATTTACGCCAAGCATTCCACCTAATGTGTCTAATGCTGATGCTAGATAAACTAAATCCTGTGCGCTATATGTTGTGTGACCAATTGATGCTGCAATCTCAGATTTAATAGCGGTAATTTCTGTGGCTAACGAGGTATAGTCTGGCATTTTACATTGTCTCCATTCTGTTCATCCTTAAAGCCATAGCAACTTTTTCATAAGTTTTCTGCCAACCGCTTTTGGTGTATTGCTCAAGTGTATCATGAGTTGTATTAAAATACAGGTCTCCGATACTAGCATTTTGTGGTCTTTCTGCTGTTGGGCCAACTGGAATTGTTGCTCCTCCACCGCTGCCTGATAAGGCTACTGATGCTGTTGCTGCTTTACGAACACCCATTAGAATTCTACCCCCGATATGTGAAAGTTGACGGAAGTTGATGATGCAAATCCCTTAATAGTTTGTGCGGTAGAAAGAACCGTCTTGGTATCCATAACAAGGGTATCGTTTGCACCTACTGTTACTGAGGAAATATATGCTACGTCATTAAATAAAATTGAAGCGGTAATTGCTGCAGCTGTTGTGTTTGTTATTGAAATATTAGTTACTATATTAGTCTTGCTGGCTGGAACAGTATATAGCGTTGCTGAGGAAGTGGCTGCCGCCGCCCTTACAAATTGTTTTGCTACATTTGCCATATTATCTCCTAGTACGCTCCCATTATTATACCAATTTCTGTGTCATAAACAGAGTTAGTAATATTAGTAATGAAATCAGCGTCATCTCCGATAGCCGCTGCTAATTCATTAAGGGTATCCAGTACTAGTGGGGCCCCGTCAATTATATTGCCTAGCTGGGATATTGGAACATTTCCATTTGAATCTAGTGTTGCTATGCCGTCTGGGTTACCCACTAAAGAATCTGGCACATAAGTTTCTGCGGCAGTAGAGGCAAGGCTTGATACTGCAGTATTTACATATGTCTGAGATGCAATTAATGAAGTATCTACTGATATTGCTTTTGTTGTTGTGTTATAAGATAGACCTGAGCCTACCGCATTTCCAACTGCATCTTTTGCATTTGTGTCGGTATAAGGGTTTACCCACGTAACTGCATAGTCTGCGTTTGAAGATTTAGCTGCGATCTGTCCTGTAGTTCCGCCCGCTGCAACTCCTGGACCAACAGGTCCGACGGGACCAAAAGATATTTCTACCCAGTAAGTTCCGTCATAAGTATAAAAGTGAGGATCAACGTTGTTGTACCAAAGATCGCCTTCTTTAGGGGAAGGTGTAGTTGGTGGTGTAGTTCCTATAGATACAGCAGATCCAGATGAACCTGCTCCCACTTCAATCCATCCAGTATTTGTATATACTCGGACTTTATTAGTGACGCTATTTAAATATAGATCACCGATTGTTGGATTGGCTGGGTCAGTCGCTAAACTGACTGTATTTAAGGAGACTAATCTTTTTACAGACATTTACCTCTCCTTATCCAGTGATTACGACTCTGTATGCTCCAGCTGTTGGTGCGACTGCAAATGTTAATACTACATCGTTAATAGTTTTGTGTTCAACATCTACTTCAACTTCTGCCCATGGAGATGTTGTTTGATATACAGCAACTGTGACATCTCTTGTTCCTAGCATATGTGCTGCGTTAAATGTATATGGGGCTTCAGTAGTTGTTGTAATGTCAGACTTGAACTTACGTACAATCTCATGGTAATTAGTTCCATTATTTGTAAGTGTCCATTGATCATTTGCTTCATTCCACAAAATCTCAACATCTGTCTCTTCTCCACGCTCTACTCGGATACCAGCATCTACTGTTGGGGCTCCTGTAAAGTCGGTATTGAGATTAATCTTATTATCAACAATGTTTACCTGAGTAGTATTTACTGAGTTAATTGTTCCAGTTACGTTTAAGTTACCGCCAACTGTAAGGTTATTAGTAATTGTTACGTCATCTGGCAAACCAATTGTTACTGCTGAGTTTTCTGAACCTGAACCTGAAACTGTAACCTCATTGGTTGTTCCAGCAATTGTTGCAATGTAATTTCCAGTAGTCTGTGTGGCTAGATTAACATTCTTAATTGTTACTGCGCCAGATGTTACTGTAAAGTCTGCATCTGCGAAAGAAGCTACACCCTTATTGGTTGTAGTTGCGTCTTCTCCAGCTACTGTTATTGATGTTCCAGTATGTGTTACATCGATTCCTTCTCCGCCGAGGATTGATAGTCCGTGTCCTGATGGAGTAAGGGCTCCTGAATCAGTTGTTACTGACTTGACAACTGTATCTTCTAGTTCTACATGACCATCTGTTGTATTAAAGTCATCTGAATTAAATGACGCAACACCCTTGTTGGATGTAGAGGCATCTTCTCCTGTAATAGTAATTGTATTATCTGTTACAGTGGTATTAATTCCTTCGCCTGCGGCAAATGTCAAAGTATCTGTTAAAAGATTTACTGTGTCTGCTGTTCCAGATTCTGCGGCAATTGAAAGAGTTGTTGCTACTGTTACGGTACCAGCTGCAGTCAAACGTCCTTGTGCATCAACTGTGAATGTTGGAATGGCAGTTTGTGATCCATATGAACCAGGTGTTACTGCTGTGTCATTAAGCTTAAGTGTTGTTGTTCCAGCTGCATCATTGTATGTTGATGTTAATGCTGTTCCTGCAAGTACAGATGCTCCAATAATATCTTGAACAACTTCTGTTGATCCTGACATTGGCATCCATGGACCATCTGGTGATGTTAGCCCATTGTAATAGTACATCGTTGAATTCGATGTGTCGTAATAAATTTGTCCAGATACTGGGTTAGATGGTGCTGCACCCAAGTTCTGAATTCTAGCGTTTAGGAGCTCATTTTTATTGAGATCGACGCTGACTAAAAATTTTCTTGCCATTTTCTTTCTCCCTTATGACAGATGTGCTGTCCCTGAAAACGGTTGTGCCATAGTCAGTGTTATTTGATTAATACTATTATAGTCTATTCCTGTTTCTAATATGTCGCCTGCGCTAGATTTTACCGTCACGTTGGGGCTGAACCCTAAATTGTGGTTTATAACAACGGAGTATACTCCATTTACTGGTCCAGTTACCTGGGACAGCTCCCATGTGTGTGATAGTGATATTTGTTTATCTAGAATAAAGCTTTGTGCAACGTTCCATGTATTTGTCTGAGAGGCTTTTGGCCCCCAGAATCTTGTTGTTGTTGTATCAAAATAAAAATCTCCAGGTACTCCTAGATTATTGTTTGGGTCTCCAGTACCGCTGATAATTGTACGGCCAGGTGCTCCTGAAGCTCTGACTACTACTAGGGGGTTATTCTCGGTTACTATTAGGCGGGTTGCCATTATATCGTCACAGACCTGCTTAAGGTCATATACCCTTCTAGCAATCTAGTCTTGTTAACGCTTGGGTCAATTAGAACTAGATCGTATGCTGATTTTGGATAAAACATTTTATTTGTTCTGTCGGCTGAAATAGAAATCTGTAATTTTCCTAAAGTTGGGTTAATTACAATTCCATCATTTTCTACTAGTGTAAAAGCAAGTTTTCTTCCGCCTTGTGTATCTCTAACCTGCAACTTTGCAGTGTGATAATGAAGTTGGATTGGGTTTTGATCTTCGTCAAGATACTGTACTTCAAATGTGAAAGTAGTATTTTGGTCGACCTCGAAATTTTTTTGCGCTGCCACATTTACCCCTAAATTAGAAAAGCCCTTATGGTTATTTTATCATAAGGGCCTTCCTAAACTGTATTAAGTTTTTACTTCTTGGTAAATCCAAAAGCTGGTTCGTTAGTATTAAGAGCCTTAAGAATTACGGGAAGAATAGCCGCTAGGCCACCCTTAAGTAGATCGGCTGGGTCAGTATTTCCTGTCATGTATAGGGCAATTGCTGCTCCTAGGAAGTGACGTCCATAGCTTGCCAACGCTGCTAGAATTTTTTCTTGCATTGTTACCTTTCCATCATTATTTAGATCTTGTTTCATAAGATCCTCCTTATTGCTAGGCGGTATGCCCAGGAATTTTCGGGTTTAGCCGAATATTAATAGTCTACCATTAAACAGATATATCCACAAGCTCACAGTTGCCGTCAGATGTGCATGCTAGGGTGGCATTAGTAGAAGTTCCGTCTTCTGTTTCATAGAAAGACAAATCTTCCCAACGAATTTCGCTTGGCATTTTGGCAACTAGTGCTTCATATTCTTCTTTGGTTACTTCTTGGTATGGAGCCTGCTTGTACGAGTGATCTGAATGAGGTAGGAATGAAATTCCAGATACTTCATCAAAGTTTTTGTATACCCAAGCACCAACTTCCATCCACTCATCTTCTTTTACGGATACGGTAATAGATGGCTTATGCTCACACCATGCACGTTGGTAAACCAACCAAATGTCTAGGTGCTCAATAGCAGTTAAATCGTTTCTAACAATTGCTCCTTCTGGAGCTTTTACTGGAAAAGAAAATACGTAAGTTTCGTTAGGTTTCATTACATCGTCTTCTACTGGAATACCGACTTCTTTTAAGAAAACAGATATAGGATCTCCCTTTGAGCCACGAACTGTACGAATGTAATATGGCGAATGCCATGCATGCATTCCTGAAGATACGCCAACTAACTGAGACACTGTTCCCGATGGCTTCACGCATGTGATAGCCGCAGACTCGGGAATCCCAATTTTCTCAGCTATATCTTTATTTGTTTCTCTTGCCTTTTCTCTTAATGTCATTAAAAAAGACTCTAGTGCAACTAAGTCATTTTTGCCTGACATAAACTTATGTCCGAATTGTCCAGTAAGTGAAACTCCCAGTAGGCGTTCTTCTTCTGTATTATCCTTCCAAATCTTTCTCAAGTACTTAAAGTCTGTTAGTGTTGCTTGCCAAGTCCCAAGGATTGTTGCAAGCTCAACCTTACGCTCAATATCTTTCTTTGTATCGTTTTCACGTAATACGACTTCTGAAAGATTACAAAACTGATAGGGACGGAGAATAATTTCTGAACAAGGGTTTGTTCCGTAATGAATTTCTGGATCTCTACGTCCATACTTTGCTGCTTGCTTCTGTGCTGCAGCGACATTGTAAATTCCACGCTCTCCTGATTTTGAATCATACAAAGACTTCCATTCTGCAATAAACTGCTCCATCTCTGGCTTGCGAGAATACGCCACAGAGTTATTAGATAATGCACGTTGGGTATTGTTCTCCCACCAGTTACCTGACTTTGCCGCTGCCATTTCAATATCATTAATATTAGACAAAGAAATCATGGCTGAACGACGAACTCCACCAACTACAACAACTTCGCCAATCTTGCACATAATATCGTGTGCCTCAATAGGCTTTAGGTTACGTCCTGCTGCTGACTTAAACTTTGCAATAGTAAAATCAAAAAGATTAATTAATGGCTGAGGTCCTGAAGATCTTCCTCCCATAGTCTTAAGTCTTGCACCTGCTGGTCGTACCTTTGAAACATCAATGGCTGGAATATGTCCAGTCCATAGCAATGCCAAAAGCTCACGATAGGCTTTAGCCCAGCCTTGCTTTGAATCTTCTACAACAATAACTGTATCTGACTTCTCAAATGAATCTGGGACGGCAGGAAGTTTATTAACGTACTTATACTCAACAGAGAATCCTACACCAGTACCGCACATAAGGATATACATAGTCTCATCAAATGAACGTGGTGAATCTACTGGAACAAATGAACAGTTATATCCTGCCACATTGTCTCTTTCTAATGCAGCACCTGCAGTCATTACAGAGCGCATGCTCGGCATGACATTTCGTTCGAATACACCATTTTTTAATTCCGCTACAAGCTTCTCATCTGGAATGTAATTATAATTTTCTTTAAGGTGATTTAACATAAAGTCAAAATATCGATTTACTGTTTCTCCCCAAGTCTCACGACGATTGTCTTCTTGAATCCATCGTGCATATCTTGATAATGCAATAAAATTTTCATAGGGATTAGCAATAGTTTTTGACATTTAGTTTACCTTTTTCTCCGCCTAGCGGTTAATTTAATTTAGTGTGAAGACTCTATTCTACCAAATAACGTTTACTATGGGAAGCGTATAAATATTTTTTATACTGTTTATTTAAAGATTTATTAGTCAACTATACACGTATACATTACATTTATCCTAGTTGACTGGCTTGACAGGCTTAGGCAATCAATGTTATGATTATAGTTCGTTATCTCTAGAGGAGGAAATGCCAATGGAGAGAATCAAAGAAAGACTGAGTGATGTTGCTCACAACTGGACGTACATAGCAATTGCAATGTTGTTTTTGTTTACTGTACAACCAGGACCAACAGTATCTCAAGCTTTAACACCGTCGCCTGTAGAGGTGGCAAAAACTGAAAGACAACTAAAGAGAGAAATACTAGATAAGTTCAGTAATGAAACTTATAAGCATTCAGAAATGCTTGCAGCCGAAGATTTAAGAGATTTACTATGGGCTGTAGGATTTGAAGGAATTGCTTTGAAGACAGCTTGGGCTGTTGCTCGGGTAGAGTCTAACGGGAGACCGCTAGCTTTAAACGATAACACTCGAACTGGAGATAAATCTTACGGAATTTTTCAGATCAACATGTTGGGAAACCTAGGTGAAGATCGTAAAGATAAATTCGAATTAGTTTCAAATAAGGAATTATTTGATCCAGTAACAAACGCAGAGATAACGTACTATATGACCAAAGGCGGAACCAACTGGTCGTCTTGGCCTAACTCAATAGGTAAAGCCAGGAACCTCATACACGAGTTTCCAAAAAGTTAAAAGGGGGATGAATGCAAAAGATACAATACGTATCTAAGTACATTCGCCTTTCAGAAGAGGGTCTTGTTCCCAGGGTTGAATGCCCTATGGATCAGGGCCCTCTCTTCTGTAACTTGGACTTAGAGGACAACATATTCCTATACTGCCTATCCTGTAATTATAAAAGGACAATGGGTATACTAGATTACGAGAATATCGTATCATTAGTAGAAAAGGTCATAAATGGACAAAGATAAAGAAAGTGCGAATTTTAGTGCGCCGAAAGTAGAAGACACCTTCTCCTCATATGAGTTTGAAGCAAGTGCCTTGCTCGAAACAGATGCAATGGGCCGTGAGAAATTTTGGGAAGATTTGGGTAGACCGAATGAGTGATGATATTAATAAAGAGAATCTTGAAGATAACCTGCCTATGGTTAACTACATCATGCTTCATAGAATCTATGACATGATGACAATTATTGCAAACCACTTCGATGCTGAAAAAGCGGGGAAGATGATTGAATACCATGAACAAGGATATCTCCTTGGACCAGCTCCTGCATTTACCCCATTAGAGCAAGAAGAAGGCAATGCACAGTCCTGATAGCATTAGGCTAATAGAGTCCTATTTAAATAAATGCCTCAATGTAGAAAACGGCAAATGTAATTTAACCTGGAAACATGAGGACTGCAAAACCCTTATGGCTATCCTCTATGAAATGACTGAAGATGATAAATACGTAGATAAAGAATGGATCTTTGACCCTGGCAAAAAATTGCTATGGGAATAGTCTTGACTTAGAAAATTTTCCATATTACAATTAAGGTGTGTAGGTGATGGCAGCAATGTCTCCCTATATAATGTGTAGTAATACACTAGAAAAGCCCATTCGGATCCGCCTCTGAATGGGATTTTTTCTTTATATAGTGATTTTTAGTGCAAAACGGACATATAGTGCAAAAAAAGTGCTTCGGCGAAAGAAGAGCCCATGTTTCACATGAAACATTTGATCACAATAATACTTAAATATGAAAATCTACATCATAGACAAATTCTGGAATACGCCTTACAAGGCTTCTACAGGCTCTCTAAGCCCTGAATGGGTCATACTTGGTATCTCCGTAACATTTGACCCAGAAACGGGCGGGAAATAAAAAGCTACGCTTTATCCAATAGAGATCAATAGACCAGGGTATAGTCCTATATAGACCTAGAAGTCTTCGTTGTCAATATCTTCATCTAGGTCGAAATCAAAGATTTCTAATTCTCCCGCCCAATTTAAAAATTTAGAGAATGCTTTTGCAGACAGAATTGCTGACGCAATTAGCATGATTAATCCAATTAATTTATTTTTCATTATATATATCCTAGTCGACTACAATATTACTAGCATGTTCTAGACAGTAATATTTCATAGATCCATCTAATAATAGTTTAGATGTATATGACATCTTATCGCAATAGCTACAAAATTTCATTTATCCTGCCTTTCCCATTTTTCTCATATGTGTTCTAACTCTGTGGCAATTAGAACATACTACTTCACATTTGGCTATCTCTTCATCGATTCGTTTCTTAGATAACGTATTGATTAGTTCCGCCACGTTTGCTTGTTTGGTTCCACGAACATGATCAAAATCCATCATGTAGTATGGATAGGATATCTTACAATCCATACAGGGATTCTTTTCTTTAACTTCTTTTAAATAACGTGCCAGAGATTCTTTTTGCTTCTTGATCGATATCTTCTCTGGAGACATACCACAATTATATAATAGGTTTTTTATTACTCAACTAGATTATTACTCGTTACTTTGATATACTGTAGTTGAATCCAGGAGAGTTGTATCACGAGATACTATATACCCGCCTGTTTTATCTAGAAAATCTCTAGCTGAGTTTTCATCTGGTGCTAATACTTGAACAATCATTTCTACTTTGTAAGTAAAACATGAGCTTTGATTTGACATATTAATCCTAGTCGACTGCTTTATCATATTTTACTAAATGTTAATAAAATATTTTTTATCTATTTATCACTTGATCTTAGGTCTTAGGTCTTCTATATATAATAATATTTATTATTTATTGATTTACTTGACCCCCCGACCCCCCTATGGAATTATAACATCATAGATTTTCGCATGTCAAGGGGTCTAGGAATATTGCTCTAAATACCTCACCATATTTTTTAAAACAGATACATCATCTTTAACTGCACCCAGGGCCATATTGCATTGTGAGCATAAAAGCATTCTTACACATTTTTTACATCCTTTGCCCTTACCGCAGCATGAGTGATCATGATCTACAGATAAACGTTTCTTTGTATGGCTAGGCTCATCTTTTTTGCATATATAGCATTTTCCATTTTGTTTTTCAAACATATCAATATACTGATCAACTGTAAGTCCATACTTAGATAGATTAGATGTAAGTCCAATAGATTTATAACATTCTCTACAGTAAGATATCTTGCTTCCCCCATTTGATGCAAACTCTGTTTTTGGCTTAATTATTTCACATTTCCTGCACTGTTTAGAATCTTTATTTTTAAACATAGGCTTCATCGACCTAGGATATTTTATTTTATGATAGTCTGATCTACATGGCTTACACCAGTAGTCTTTCCCGTCCAGGTTAGCTGCATTAATTGCAAACTCTGATAACCCCTTTTTTGTTTCACATTTAGAGCATAGTTTCATATTAACATTTTATCACAGATCTTAAAAAATGTTAAGTCATATTTTAACTTTTGTTATATTGTGTCGATTTTGTATGATACACACCTTTATAAATGTCCGTTTTGTCCGATAGTCCGCACATAGGCTCTTGGCTCTGAGCGTGAGTGTGATGCGACTCACAAAAGTTTTTTACCGACACGCCCGAGATATCCCCCTAAATGTCGGTGCCCCGTGTTATTCTTATATTATAAGAACAAACGAAAGGAGATAAGCAAATGCTTACTCAAACTACACTAGACAAGATAGTCTATGAATATCAACACGGCGGTGTGAAATCTAACCACCCTGAATTGACTACCTCAGAGCGTAAGGCTCTCCTAAAGTATCTCTTTAGACTTCCGACCTATTGCTCAAATTGCCACGGCAAGGGCGAGGTCTATGTCGGAAACGACGAGGACTACACCATAGAGCCTTGTGTGGTATAAATCACACACGACACTAGCCCTAAATGGGGCTAAATGTCGGTAGGGCGTGATAGTCTTACGACATAGAAAACTAAATAAGAATTAGAGCGTGAGCCTAGCAAATAAACCGAAAGGGTGAGCCTAGCAAATAATCGCTCAACACAAACTACTAACGAAAGAAGAACATAAAATGAAAATCACATACTCACTATGGCGAGATAGCCAATTACTAAGCACGGGCAACACCGCTACTAAGCCCGAAGAAATCTTAGCCGTAATGGAAGAACTAAATAAACTAGGTAAAGGTTTTTCCTTTATCGTAAGAGAAGTAGAGGTAAATAAATAATGTCATACGCATACTCATACCAAACTAATAGCGTATCCAAATGGGATACTATTCAGAGCGATGTCGCAGACGCTTATCGCCACTTAGATGATGAAGAATTAGAGCAACCGCCTCTAGATGACTTTGATGATGTTGATGATGAAGAATTAGCGAGAGTATTCGCTCTCAGTTGGGATAACTAATAATGATACCAAATGGATTTGAGTTAGTTATTTCTAATGACTATGGATTTGAGTTAGATAGTTTCTTAGGGGCTATCTACTTACCTTGGCACACTATTGCTATTACCACCGCCCTACTAATCGCCTATAAGATTTATAAGAGAAAGAAGAATAAGTAAATGACTACTAATCGCATACTAACTACGCTAGTCCAATTACTACTAGCGGGCGTGACTATTCCGCTACTAATCTTAGTAATAAAAGACATAAAAGAGAACGGACTAAACTAATGAAAACACAATTTGAAAAAGATTTAGAAATCAAGGAAAGTTTTATTGATTTGCTAAATGATGTTTATCCTACTGTAAAAATTGGATACTCTACTTTTACACCCGCCGAAATTCTAGAGTGTTGTGATCCAGTAGCGTTTGCTATTGGTCTATTAGAACACGAAGATTATTTAGCCGAATTAGAAGAAGAATAACGGCGTGTCGGCTTGACAAGATCAAGCTGGCCCGCAAAGGCACGGGGTCGGGCGTGTCGTTACGGGGGTTGTGGATAACCCCCGTAAATTTGTGAGATTTATCACACGGCTTGAGCGTCTTACTATTTGATACTACTCGCTAGTAAGTAGAGAAATGTCAGTGGGTCGTGGTAAAATATCCATATAACAACAACGAAAGAAGGTCAATTCATGAACCTAGATGAATTCAAGGCGCACGTTATCGCCACCCGTGAAGCAAGCAAGGCAGAAGCCTTGTCAGTGCTATCTGCTACAAT